GAGCCTGCGGTCCTGTTGGACCAGTTGGGCCACCAAGATTAGAAATATCTTGGAGCTGGGTCTGCTTAGTGATCCCGTTTTGGACAACAACAGTAACTTCGTTACCTGTTAACGGTCCCGCTACTTGTAGTTGTGTTATTGAACGGTCTGCCATTTAGGTCTCTTTATGTTTTTATATCGCCAGACTCGCCAGCGTTTGGTGGTGTGCCATCAATAAAGAAGCTGTCGTATTGCGTGGTTTGATTTGGGTTGCCCTGTGTAACTAATTGTTGGCCACCAATTGGGCCAGTAGCAACACTCTGATCTGGGCGGGGGAAACGCAACGCAATGTTTTCTGTTTGACGCGCTGGTAATCTCCAGGGGTCATAGTTATCTTTATCTGCCGCGCACACGCGCATGCCCGGAAAATTAGGGTCGGGCATTAATTCTGTGTACGCAAATTTCCTGTTGCAGCGATCACAGATCGCCACAGACAGGACACTGTTACCCCGAGTGTCGAGGTATACAGGCATTACTTAACTCCGGATTGAATTACTGTAAGTGTGTCACCTTCGGCTGCACCAGATAAACGGATAGCACGATACGGCTGTGCTAAAAAAGTTGCGGTGTTTGGTGCTGTTGTGGGTGCAGTAATCCAAGTAAAGGTAGCAGAAACAAAGTTACCGTTTTCGACGGGATATGGATCCGTTGCTGTTGCTTGAACAACACCAGATCCAGTCTTTGAATATGTTACCTGAAACGGGGCAATGTATTGGTCGAGTACAACTGGAGTACTTACTCCAGTTGCATCAGCCGTCACGGTTACTTGACGCATGATTGGCTCCTAATTAGTTATTGGTGTAACCAGAACCGTAGGCGATGATAGAACCGTCATTGTTACGTGCAGTGTAGTTAACATCCAACGTGCCACCCAAAGAACCGCTTGACAATGTTGTCACAGAGGCCGCAGAGAATGTCAATGTGGCGTCAAGTGGTCCAATGTTACCAATGATAGCTGCGGTTGCTGCGGTTGCAGTAAACACACCAGCGATACGGCCGCCGGCCGCTGTTGGGGTAATTGTGCCGAGAGCGGTAGTGGTTATAGCACCAGTTGTTGGGTTGGTGATGCTGATAGACATTGTAATTACGCCACCAACGAGACCACCAGCGGCTACGTCTTGGTACAGCGAGAATGACTCGATAATAGAGCCGGCTGGCAATACAAAAGGAACTGCTGTGGTTGTACCAACGGGGGCGGTTGTTAATGCAGTTGCTGCACCAGTGGTTGTAGTAATTGGATTTAAAATTACATCTTGTTGACTTAGACGTACGGCGCCAGTATTATCTGGGGCGATTGTGCCGTCGTTGGTTGGGTTGTTACGCTTAAATACACGAATGGGGGATGTAAATGTGCTAGACATTATTTGATTCCTTATCTCAGTGGGTATCCCAAGCTGTCTCTGAGTCGTCTCACCGGGAAGTAACGGCGGTCAGAATGGGATTATTCTTCCTATAACTACTAATGCAAATTAAATAGAAAAACCGCCCCAAATAGTAAAAAAGCCACCCTTGTGGGGTGGCTTTATGACTACGGAGGTGTTGCTTAGACGCCTTGCGTACCGAAAATGTTACGCGCATCGTGCCAGCCGGTCGCATAACGCTCGGTGGCTTTGTAGCGCATAGAATCAGTCTCGAAGTCGCCTTCCATGGATTTCTCCATTGGACGACGCATTACGAGCATGAGACCATTCTCAGCATCGGTCTGTACCCACCATGCCTTGGAAGAGCTCAAACGAGTTACAACGTGTGTACCCTTTGGTAGCATACCAGTAGACTTGATTGGGTTGAGATCGTTGTCAGCAGTACCAGAACGGAGAACAGACTTGAGGATTACCTCTGCCTGGAACTCGAGTGCTGGGGGTACTACTAACTGCTCGGCCTTTAAGCGAATACGCTTACCGTTGTTGTCGATTGCAGAACGGATCTGGATGAGGATTTGCTCAACAGAAGTCTGCGACAAAGCGGCAGGGGTAGTCAACTTGTTGCTATAGGTAAGACCGTTAGCTACAGGGTGAGCTGTGTTTACTAAAGTTACGCCGTCACCACCGGTATAGCCGGCAGTAAATGCAAAGTTTAGTAAGTTAGCGCACAATGTCTCTTTGGTCTCAATCATAGACTGAGCCAAGTGCTTGGCGAAGGTGCTGCCGATACGGATGTGATCACCGTCTTCCATCAATACCTTGGTCAAGGCATATGCCAAGCCATAGATTTGATAGATGAAGCGAGTGATGTACAAAGTACCGCCCTGATCATAGCTGACAGGAGTTCCGTCAGGCATAGCAGGAGCTGCATTCATACCGTACAGCATTACTTCTTCGTGATAATTACGTGGAATACCTTGGATCTGTTCTACAAATCCCTTCCACTCGTCAGCGCGTTGTTCATAAACGCCATCAAAGACTTCGTTGATAATCGGCTCGACTACCGCACGAAAGTCTGTACTGCGCATTGGGGTTGCCATTTGCTAGTTCCTTTCGTTAAATGTTAGACCGAAGCCTTAGGCGCTACAAACGTGTTGTTAGCGATCTGTACTTGAACAATCGTGTAAGTGTCACCCCAGGCATTTGTTTCGCCGGGTGGGTAAGCTACTTCACGTCCTAGACCAATCACACGCACCTGACCTTGTACTGTGGTAGCTACAGCGGCCGCTGCTAGTGCAGTGGTTGAGAAACCAGCGCCACCGTTACCAATGGAGATACCATCAGCAGTAGTGTAACCAGTTGCAGTACTAAAGTCATACTGTGCGCCGATAGAGCTAGCGTCAGCAGAACCATTGATCTGCGCTTCGTAAACCATAGCTGGATCTGTCCAGAGCCAGAAAATGATTTGTGTGTAAGCATCTAACTGGGTCTTAGAGGCCCACTTAGATACGGAACGACGGCCTTGGGCGTCGGTAAACTCTACACCATCAAATACGCCGTACACAGTACCAGCGGAACCGCCGGTTGCTGATGCGGCAGCAATTGTTAATTGGTTTGAGGCATTTAGACCAACTGGCTGATATTGATAGAACGCTTGACCAGCACTCAAAGAGTAGGGAGCGTTGTATGTGTTATCAGTAGCAGCTTGGAAAGAGTTCGTACCCACGAATGCAGTGGCACGGTCCAAACCGCTTGGATGGTATGCAGGCTTCAGACCAAAGGGTTTAAATGTTGTGGACATTTATGTTTTTCCTTTGTTATTTTGAAGAATGTTATTGGAAGCGAATATTACTATTTGCTTTTGCGGCCTCTTTTTCCATTTCCAAAACTCCACCTTCAAGAATAGATCTGCCGCCTTTGCCGTCTTGAGCAGTGCTCCGAACGGATGCGGTGATATTGCGTTGATGTTCGAGGGGGTCCTCGAGGTGCATCATGCGCATCACTTCTTGATAGATTTCTTCTGGTAACTTAAAGAGAACCATCTCGTTACAACTAACACAGCCTTCAAACTTGCCCGAGCTCATTTTACCTAGTGCTTCAAAGCCTTTTCCTAATTCTGCGGCTTTCACTGGCTCATAACCCAATGCCATACGTTTGTCGATACTGTCATAATTATTTGTGGTGGATAACCAACACAAATGGAATCCAGGGATTGCTCCTGCTGGAAGGTCTGGCAACGCGCTATTTTGCCATTTATCTCTGAACGCCTCTGCACGTTCGCGCCGGGATTTTGCATCCGGATCTTCTGCTGCCATCCGGTCTTTTACCTCTTCGACTCGATCTACTAAACGATCTTCTAAGTCGCGTTTGATTCTTGTATTTGCCATGATAATTATCCTTTGTTAGCGCGGTCATACGAAGCGTATGCGCGGATCATTTTATTTCGTTTCTCAACATCGTCCCACGCACCCGCGTCTTTAATTGCCTGAACACGGTCACGACTTAGCGTAATGGTTCCAGGTTTTGCGCTGGTTGTGTTTGCCACCCGGCTAGAGGCCGTTGGGCCCGCTCTACGGGTTTGCTGACCTCCCTTTGAGGTGTAGCGGTGTGGCAGACGTGCCGATAAACGATTGTCTAACTCTTCCCAGTACTCGGAATCACTTGGATCCCAACCATCTGCGGCAAGTTCTTGATCAATTACCTTGGCGATTCTACTATCTGTATCTCGAGCCTGCGGATCGTACCAAGAGTTTTTCTTTAACCACTGAGTTGCATTATATTGTACTTCAGTGCTAATTTCGTTTGGTACGTTTTGCTTAGGAGCTTTTACTTGCTCGAGCTGTTGTTTTTTGTAATATTGAGCTTGTTTTAAACGCTCTTTGGCGTCTGTCAATTGCTCTAAAAACTCAACTTGACCTGCTGCATCGCCAGATTGCGCGGCTTGCAACATTTTCATTTTTGCATACTCAACTCTGGTAGCCTCATCTTCGATGGACTTATCTAGTTGTGCAAATTGATATGATGCTGCTGCGTTTTCTACTTTGGCTAAACGTTCAGCCAACTCAGCGTTGCGGCGCTCAAGTGCGCTAATCTTGTTACGAGCTGTTGCGTCTCGTTGTTTGTTTAATTCTTTTTTGAGTCTACGCTCTTCTCTGCGTGCCTCACGAATCCGTTCCCGGTCTTCGTCTGTTTCGTCTTCATCTTGCTCATTTGAAGAATCTTCTTGATCTTCATTTGGCTCTTCGTCTGTTTCTTCTGCCTTTACTTCTTTTTTAGGCTCTTCTTCAGCATCAGCAAGAGGATCTGGTTCCATTTCATACGCTACCAGTGCGCTGCCGTCAGTTTGTTCTTTGACGGGTATGTCTTTTTCATTATCTGCCATAATTTTCTTTCAAAATTAGTCTACAAACGCTTTCATCTTCTGCGCATGGTCAAACGACTTGATGCGTGAGATAATTTCACGTGCCTGGATGGTAATAAACACCACGGGGGCGCCTTCATCATCCGGATTAACAACAAAACGGTCACCGCCGTACTTGATGGTTCTAACCAAATCGCCTTCTTTGCACCAGGGGCCTTCAATCCAAGGCTCTAGGGTATCTGGCGACTTATATGCTAGAGGGCCAATCTGGCGTACTTTAGCTACAGTCTCATTGAAACGTAACGTCTGTCGGGTTTCGTCAACTAAAATGATTCCGCCCTTGCTTCTATCCTTCTCCCGTCGTAACTGCACTAAAACACGGTCTCCGGCTACTTCAATACCTGGATCAATGTCCGGAAAGCACTCGGCTTCCGAGCGAAGATCTGGGTCTTCCTTTTGTGATAAATCAAATGCCATGCGGCATCTCCTTTCTTAAATCTTACGATTCGTCTTCGTCGTCTTCTCTTAAAATTTCATCAATGATGTCTAAAATTTCTTTAAACCCTTCAAATCTACCAACTAGACGCTGGTAATCATCAAAAGAATTAACATTAATGCCGGCGGTAAGAGTAATCGCCAGTTTTGCTTGTTCGTCTCGCGTACGCGAAATAATTTCAGATATAAAGTCCTTCATAATCTTACTAATGCAAGGTTATGAAGGAATCCGCCCTAAAATCAATAAAAATTGCCGCCTTTGATGTCTTTAAGGTTTTTGCTTGGGCCAATGCTGCAGTCTTTAGCCATTTTGTTTTGGGCTGCGCCCTTTTTCCAGTTGTTATCTCTGTGGCTGCCAGAAGCGCCCTTGTCGAGGTTTTTCTCGCCAGGACCGCCGCCGTAACCCATATTGCCAGTTTCTTGGTAAACTTGGCGAAAACCTTTTAAATTCTCATCAGACATTTGTTACTCCTGTTGGGGGTGTGGGTGGTTGTAAACTTGCTTGTTGCTGTTGTAATGCTGCTTGATTTTGTGCATCTACTGCAGATTGCTGTTGTGCCAACATGGCGTCAGCGTTTTTCTGAGCCATTTGGGTTTCGTGTGCAAAACGTTGTTTTTCTATTTCGATGCCATGGTCACGAATGCTACGTTCGGCTTCATTAGTTGCCTGGATAGCTAGCTCATTTTGCTCTCGCTGCATAGCAAGATGGTCAGCAGCCAAACTGGCGCCGGCTGTAATTGACGCCACACGCTCTTTAGCGGAATTGTTAATATCAGCCAAAGCAATTTGGGTTGCGTTTTTCTGTGAGTCAATAGTAGCCTGAGTTTCGTACTTAGCCTGTAGGTCAAGCACTTGACGTTGCAGTTCAGCAATCTTAAGTTCGTAATCTTGCTGATGTTTAGCTGTTTCCATCTGCATTCTAGCCTGAGCTTCAGCTTGTTTACGCTGGGTTTCAGCCATTTGAGTCTTAAGAATAACCTGAGCTGTTGGATCAGACTCGGCTTGAACTTGACGCTGTTGCTGTTGAGCTTGTTGTACTTTTTGCGCCAACTGTTGGATTTGCTGAACAAACGGCTGCATAGTCATCTGTGCATCTTGTGATACCAACTGAGCTGCCAAGGCCAAGGCTTGTTGTGATTCCAAATCCAACGGCTTTTCTTGGTGCAACTCAAGGACATCGCGCCCGCCTGAGGCCTGCGCTACATAACCGCGCATAGATTGCAGGTAGTGTAATGTTAAATGTTGTTTGATATGCTCTAAGGCATGGGGCGCAAACGCCGGACCAATTACGGGGTTCCCACCATATGCAGGATCCATAGCGTATTGCATGTGGATCTTGATGTGGCTGATGTGATCTTGATCGGGGTACGCTGCTGCTGGTCGACCCATAGTCATCGACACGTTTTCCAACGCTGT